CCTGAGCGACTGCATCTTTGAGACTGTTGGCAAAACTCTCTCTGCGAAAATGATGCAAATTAACAAGATAATCTGCTACAGTATCTTTTCCTGAGCCAATGAATCCACAAATTCCAATAATCATTTTAACTCCTGAACATTGAGGTGTTTTAGTGTATTTTGTAACATACCAATTTGTCTGCGGCAGTCTTCTAGTGCATGGTGTGTAGTGGGCGGGATGGGCTGGCTGGGCCATAAACTAAACACAGTGCGGCTGTCTCTGACTGCATAGAACTGCCATGGCAGGGGTTTGTTGTAGCTTTTGTAGGCGTGCTCAAGTATGTTACAGTCATATGTGGGACCTTGTGCCCAGACACGATTACTATGCCAAATCAGCTTACCTAACTCGTCTAATGCTTGATCCAGTGGTATGCGATCTTGTTCGCTAAATGCTTCGTCGCGAACAACTGCAGGTTGTGTGGCCCACCAGTCAATAGTGCCTTGTTGTATTGAACGATTTTCTTGGCTTTCCAGGGTTATTCTTGCATAGTAACTCTGCTCGTAATAGCCTGTACTCAATGGGTCAAAGCTCTGGGCAGCTATGGTTAGTATTGTGGTGTCGGGACCTGTACCAAGTCCTTCAAGATCGATCATTAAGTCTGCCATAGTGTTAGTATAACAGGGTTGTGGAAGTAAGTCAAGATCGCTGACAAATATTTTGTCCAAATTTTTGAGTACCAGTCAACCCGCAACTGATACGATCATATAGATATTTGTATTCGTCGGAATCTTGACCTAAATGTTGTTTTATATTATTGTTTGAACTATGTCAACAGTTATCAATATTGAATGTCAAACTTTGCATCTCCATAAATGCCCTTGGCTTGTGCTGCCAATTGTACAATAGTTTGATGTGGAACATGTTGTAGTATCCAATCAGAAAATGCCATATCACTGCCTTGTGCCTCATCATCATCAAAGAAACTTCTCCAAGCGTCTCCCAATGGGCCTCGGTGGTGGTCGGTGAGCCACTCGTATCCGTCATCGCCACTTCCAAGGTCAACAATTTTCCAAACCAGTTTTTCCAATATTCGTGCTTCTTTTTTTGGTGCAGCTGGTGCAGATGCTTCGGTTACTAAATCTGCATATTTTCTAAAAAATTTCGGGTCCATATATATATCCTTTAATTATCCAATTACCCAAGTTAGTGGTTGTGAGCCGTCTACATAGGTCTTGAGTGATTCAATTAGAGCATCCATTTGTGTCTGGGCTTCTGCTTTCATTGCAGTTCCGTTTAGGCTGCTACCGTTTTGTGGTCCGGCAATCTGTCCAAACTTTTCGCGAGCTTCACCAATCATGAGTTTACAGTTGGCAACCATGTAGTCCCGAATCCATTGTGAAGTTTGGTAGTTTGACAATAACTGGAATTCAGGTTTTAGATTGTCTGTCCAAATCAGCACGTTTTCACCGGTGCCGCGCCAGTCTCTGCTCATTTGCAATTTTTTGGTCACTGGGTTCCAGGTAAACACCACATACTGACCAAACATGCGCCCAGCCAATTCCACATACTGTGTGTAATAATCATATGTGGCCAGGCCTCCGGCCACGTTGAAGTTCATCAAATAAACGTTCAAACTGGCCTGTGTGAATGGATCAAAGTTTGTGGCATAGGGTCCTTGGCTGTTGCCAAATGTTCTACGATAAACCTGACGCACGTTGATGACTTCTTGCGGAAGTGTGTAGATGTTGACATCCTGCACCAACTCAAGAAAACTGAAGCTTTCTTCGTAAGCATTCTGCGCACGTTGACGATAAGTGCCAATGGTTTTTTGATACGCAGCTTCGTAGTGTGCAGGGTCAAGTTCTACGTCAATCATGCCACTGCCCAGTTGCAGTTGCACATAGTTGATTAGGTCTTGTTTGAGAACTTGTAGGGTATTTTCAGCCATATAGGGAACTCCGTCCCTATATTTAGTTCACCAGACCCGAAGAATAACCAAGTTCTCAGTGCCGCGGCTGTTCCATGCAGTTTCTGTGGCCTTGATGTCTTTGAACAGTTTGCGAGCAGCTGGTTTTCCAGCAGCCACAATGGCCTTGAGTTGCTCTGCAGGTTTGCGCAGTGTTTTTTGCACAGTTTCCACGGTGCTGAATCCAATCACAGCATTGTTCTTCACAGTAAACACCTTGGCATACTCGTCGGCCACAACATGGATCAACTTGCGCTTTTTGGTGTCATATAGCCAGGCTTCGCTTTTGTCCACCAATTGTGCAGCCGGCAGGCTCCGGAGCTTGAGTTCAGCAAACTCTGCACAAATCTTGAACTTGGCTGCTTTCTTCTCCGGGGGCACTGCCTTGACCTTGCGGGGCTTGCGCTCGACTTTCTTGATTTGCACATAGCTGCCGCAGTCCGAGATCACAAGTTCACAAAACTTCACACAGTTTTTGAGCTGTGTTTTGGTCATGTAGTCATAGGCTTTCACAAGGTCAGCGTCTTTGCCTGCCACAACTTCTTCAAATTCCGCAAGCTTGCGGGTCCAAGTGTCCCGGATCATTGACACCATTTGCGGTGCAATGTTCATGCTTCTCATGACACTCACAGGTTTGTAGTCTGCTGATAGTTTGGCGCCTGCGGCAACAAACTCGTCAAATTGGCCGTCCAGTTCGCCCAGGCATTCAGACACTTTGTCGCGCAACCGATCTTGAATTGTGGTTTTAGGCACGCCAAAATCAACCGCAACAACTTGTTCTTTGGGCTCGTTTTTGATCGCCAGCAATTCAACAATCATGTTGTCCAGTTTGATTTGCTCGTGCTCGTTCAACTGCAAGCCCATGTCTGTCATGCGACACAACCAACCAGTTGTGAGCCTGATTTGGCTGTCACCAAGACTGCGGATCTGCTTGGCATCCCGAACTTGTTCACGGCGATCAAGGTAGCCGGCCACAAAATCCTTGGCTTCTTTTTTGCCGTAGAAGTAATTATACCAGTTGAACGCTCGACTCAACACAGTGAACCGATGTTCGCTGGGCTGTTCACGCCACAGCGGCTCCTCGCCCACATACTTGGTATCGGGGCTGCGGGGGTTCAGGGGTTTGGGTGCAGAGATCTTCATGTGTGCTCCTTTGACTGTAATTATAGCACTGTGCTCATTTTGTGTCAAACATACAGTAAACGAGCAAGAGTTAGATGTTTTTCCAGGTTGACAATTAATTCTTCTGCTTGTTTTTTCAGCGTTTCGTAGCGTGTAGTATTTCGTTTTAATCTGCGACACTCCACACTTTCGCTGTCCAATTGATTCAGCGTGGAATCTACTACTCCAAGCATTCGCAACAGGTCTCGGCGCGCCTGGCGATTTTTTATGGTTTTTATTTGTTCAACACAATCTGTTGCTCGTTGATACAGCTGGTCCATACTGTATTTTATGACAGTTTGGTCTCTGAGTCAACTTACCGCTAAATACTGCATGGTCTTCAATGATAGCAAATACACCCGTTGGTATTATCAACTTATCGAACAAGCAAAAGTTCGAGCAACTATCAATGACAGTTATAAAGAAATTCATCATATTATTCCCAAGTCATTGGGAGGAACAGATGATCAAGATAATCTTGTTGCGTTGACTGGAAGAGAACATTTTATCGTTCACTGGCTTCTTACTAAAATGGTCATCGAAACAAAACAAAAATATCAAATGTGGAATGCATTTAGTTGTATGCTTTACAGAGAAAAGCCCGGGCAGCAACGTTACAAGGTATCAAGTAGACTTTTTGAAAGTATCAAAACTGCTGGTTCAAAGATTAAGAGTGAACGATTCAAAGGCGAAAACAACCCTATGTTCGGCAGACGAGGAGAATTAAGTCCGTTCTTTAATAAACCAAAAAGTGAAGAGCAAAAACAAAAACAACGAGATTCCCAACTTGGCAGAAAAAGAACAGAAGAACAACGTGCCAAGCAGAGTGCTACTACAAAAGGTAGAAAACAAACTACTGAACATATAGAGAAGAGAAAAATGTTTGGAGAGAACAATCCAAGATTTGGATACAAAATGACGCCCGAAGAAATTGCACGTAGAACTGCTAGCCTTAAAGCAAATAAACTTGCTAAAAAATTAGCACAAGGAGAATTACAATGCCAAGGCTAAGTTTATGGCGTCCTAATCGAACCAACGATTATCAATTTTTTGATCGCAGCATCAGTGAAATGTTCACTGTGGGTGGGCTTGACATGTATCTGCACAAATACATGGGTCCACAAACAGGAGACGCTGGCGATGCCGATGCTACACTGCCCGTTTACGATCAGCAAAATCCACTGTTTATTGAAGATTTGCTGTTGCTGGAAAACCGAGATCGCAAATACGATCAAGACATTTATATCATGCGTGGTGTGTATCGTCAACAGGACATTGATTTTAACTTGAGCCAATTTGGCTTGTTCTTAAACAACGACACCTTGTTTATTTCGTTTCACTACAACGACATGATCGACACAGTGGGACGCAAACTCATGAGCGGCGACGTCCTTGAATTACCAAATTTAACAGACTACCACCCATTGAATACCAGTATCAACAAGGCCCTGCCACGTTACTACGTAATTCAAGAAGCCAACTTCGGCAGCGAAGGTTTCAGTCAAACGTGGTTGCCACACATTTGGCGTGTCAAAGCCACGCCCATGGTCAATGCACAAGAATACAACGATATTTTGGACAAACCTTTTGAACCCGATAATATCTGGGACAATGGCAATTTCTATCCACAAGGGAGTATAGTGTTAGATGGCGACAATTATTACGAAGCAATAAAAAATGTTCCGCCAGGAACAGACATTGGCAACACCGAGTATTGGAGACCCAAAGATCCCACAACTATTGCTGATCAAGCATCCACTCGTCCCAAAGATCTTGAAATCAATGACGCCATACTCACACAGGCTGACATTGAATTGCCGCTGTCAGGCTATGACACTGTGAAGTTTTATATACTGCCCACAACCGAAGACGGCCAGCCTGCTTCGTCGGGTGTAACTGTAGACAACACCAATGTCACTGTAGACGGCACCGAAGGAGCAGAAGGCACTACTCCGCGCAGTGATGGCTATACATTGGGCTATCTAACCGGCGACGGCGTGGCACCCAACGGACTACCAGTTACTCCAGGTGTGAGTTTTCCGCCCAATCCAGTTGTGGGCGATTATTGCCTGCGTTTAGATTATTTTCCCAATAGATTGTTCCGTTACAATGGAGCTTCATGGGCCAAGATTGAGGACAAAGTCCGAACTGGCCTGGACTTTGCTGAAAATGCCAAGACGCTGCGAGCTGGATTTGTCAACAACACAGACACTGTTCAGACCAATGACCGAGGCACGATCCCAAGCCGTCAGAGTCTATCACAGATTCTCAAACCCAACGCTGATAACGGAGGTTAATCATGTATATCTACACTATCACTAACCTTGTCAACGGTAAAATGTATGTAGGACAAACTATCCAAACAAATCCTAAAATGCGATGGTATGCACATTGCGATATGGCTCGCAAAAACAAAAAAAGTTATCTGTATGATAGCATGAGAAAATATGGCATAGATCAGTTTGAATGGAAAATAGTCGAGACTGCAACAAACTTAAACGAGTTGAATAGATTAGAAACGTTATGGGCAAATAGACTAAGGGATCAAGAAATAATTCTCTACAATAATAGAGAAACTGGCGGTAACAAAAAACACAGTCCGGAAAGCATTGAAAAAATGCGACAAGTTCAAAAATTACGACACGCTACAACTCAAATTGGCGGATGGAAAAGAAAAGATGGTGGGCCTATGCTAGGAAAAAAACAGTCAAGAGTTACTTGTTTATGCTGTAAAAAAATTATTGGCGTTAATGGATTTTTTAGATCTCACGGCATCAAATGCAAGGAGGCGATCTAATGGCCGGTCCTTTGTGGTTTTATGATGAACAAATTCGTCGTTTCTTACTACAGTTTGCTAGAATATTTTCTAACTTCAACGTTGAATACGGTCGCAACGAAGAAGGCACCAATCACACACTGATTCGTGTGCCTGTTCGTTACGGTGATTCGAGCCGTCAAGTATCCACTGTGATGCAAAATAACTCGCCGAACTCATTGCCCAGCACACCGTTGATGACTTTTTACATCACTAGTTTGGATTACGATCGACCCAGAATGCAAGAGCCGTATCACGTTAGCAAAATGAATGTTCGTCAACGCTACTATGATACTGCCACAGATACCTATGAAACCACGCAAGGCAATGCTTTTACCATTGAGCGACTGATGCCTGTGCCCTACAGTTTGACAATCAACTTGGACATTTGGACATCAAACACCAATCAAAAATTTCAGCTGTTGGAACAAATTATTCCTTTGTTTAACCCTGCACTGGAAATTCAAAGCACAGACAACTTTATTGACTGGACTTCCTTGAGTGTGGTTGAATTAGAATCTTCGAGA